GATTTGATTGAAGAAGTCTTTGAACGAACTTAGTAAGCCCTTACCTGTGCGAATTGCATCTGTTAAGTTCTGTGTTAGTGCATCTCCGGCCTTCTTAGTGCTATCCTCTGCTACCATTTGAATTTCTTCATATATGGTATAACTGTCACGCAATGCTTTAGCACGTTCATATTCGGCACGAGTTTGTTCGCGTGTTGCTTGGGCCATTGCCTTTAATTGGTCAACGCCTAGCATACGATCATCAATGCCTTTTAGTGCATCTGTGTATTCGCGTAAAGTAATTGTGCCTGAGTTGTAACTCTTGTTTAGCAAGTCTAGCGTAATCTTTTGCTGCTCTACGTCTTGGCGATTCTTAATAACACTTAGGTTAAAGATATCTTGCTGATAACCAGCGTTCTTTAACTTCATTGCATTTTCAATTAAGCCTAGGTTAGTTTGCTGAATTTCTTGTTGGAACTTCTGTGCCATTAATGCACTGTCACCCAAGCGGATACTCTGTGCGTATAACTCTAGACTACTTTGCTTTAGTTCATTGTTGAAACGCTGTGTAGTAACTGCATCGTTAGCAAGTTCAATCTCTAATCTACGTAGATCTTCTGTAGTCTTGCTTACTGCTAGACTGTAGTCACGCTGGATTAGATTTGCCGGCTTCTCTAATACAATACCAAACTTCTCTGCACGGCTGCTGGCTTCATTAAACATCTCGCTCATTAGGTTGATGTCTTTAGTATTCTTCATTGCGCTTTGTAGCATCTTTAATTCGCTACGTGCTTTACCGAAGTTACCGATTAAGTCTTGTAGGAATGTGTTTGCTTGTTTGCCATCTTTACCGCCGGTTAATGCACCTGCAACCGGTGTTGCTACTGGTGTGGTATCTTTATCGGTCTTTTGGAAGTCTGCTGCTGTTGTAGTAGGGGCCTTTGTAACTTCGGGCCCTTTCCATTTAGCCCAGGCTGCTGCGCCCGCTGCGATTAATGCAACAACAGGTTTTAGTAATGTTCCGAATATACCGACTTGATCTCCCATTACTACTAATTTAGATAATGCTACACCTACCCACGCAATCATATCACTGAAGAATGAACGGACTGTAACTGCAACAGCCGAAGTTGTGGCAGAAAATGTTCCCATTCGAACCGATAATGCCAAGAACCAAGCGCCGATACCTTCTGCATATGGTGCAAGTTTTGATAATATTGCTACTACACCGCCTACTGCTTTTCCCCATAGTGTCCAACTTAATGCAAAAACTGCAACATTGAAAATCCATCCGGCATTATCGCTTACTAATTTAATAGCACCGGCTAATCCTTTAAGGATGGTAGATACTGCTCCTGTTTTCTTTTCAAACTCATTAAAATCGGATACTGCTTGCGCTAATGATTCTGCTAAACCACTAGTGCCTAGGCCTTTTTCAATAGTGCCTTTTAATTTGTTTAATTGAGCATCTAGTGTATTTGCTTTTGCTGCGGCAGCATCTGCGAAACTAGCATTAGTGTTGCTTAGTTTAATAATTTCTTCAACGACTTGGCGTGTATTGCCTACGATCGCCTGTGTTTGTCCTTGATACTTGATTACGAACTGGCCGTAACGATTTTCAACTTCAATACCGAAGTCATCTAACTTACCGAATTCGCCACGGAATGCCTTACCGATAAGTTCTGCTGTGCGTCCTAGGTCATTACCGCTTGCTGCGGCTAAGTTCTTAAGACTTGCAATAGTGCTAGTGCTAGCATCTAAACCTGCTAGTTTAAGTTGACGATAGGCATCAACCATAGCACTAACCCCGCCTACTGTGCCGGAACTTGCGTCTGCTAATGATTTTAATAACGCCTTAGTATCTGTTCCTGCTGCACTTACGCTTTTAAGTGCAATCTCTAGGTTCTGCCATTCTTTGCTTACGCTAACAACCTTACCTACACTTAACCCACCTATCATAGCGATAAAAGTGTTAGTAACTTTGCCAGCAGTAGCATTAAGTGCACCTAAACTGCGTTCAATATTAGCAAACGCTGATTTGGTATTGTCTGTTGCTGTAACTTGAATATTATGAATTGTCATAACATCCTCCAATATAAAAGCGGCTATCTTAGCCGCTTTGTCTCTTCGCTTCTTCGTTGATATAGCGGAAGTATTGAACCCAACCTGCTATTTCAACTGTGCTCATTGTGTTGACGATTTCCTCAACACTCTTACCTAACTCAACACCTAGTTTGAATAGGAACAGTGTATCGTAATCGCCCTCACTTAGTTTTTTAATGCTTCCTGAACTGTTGCGGCACGTTCTGGATCATTCATCTCAGTAACAATACGCATAATGACGTTAGGATCAACTTCGCGCATTAGTTCTGTCTTGTCACTGCGTGTGAATAGGGCTTTACCATCTACATCTAGTGCTCGCATAATTAGGCTTTCTACTAGTGCCTCAACTTGCTTGCCTTGACTGGTTAACTCTACAATCTTTGATTCTTGAGCGAAAGTAGTAGCAGGCTTAAAGTAAATCTTAAGATCCCACTCTGGGACTTCAATTGGACCTACTAGACCTTGTGCTAGAATACTCTTAAAATGCTCTTTTGCTTTGGTAATTGCTGACATATTTTTCCTTGTTTAAAACGGGGTTATTGCATCGCTGCTGTATATTTACTATTTGTCAGGATCGTGTTTTTGCAAAATAGCAGAATAGGTTACGGTGTTCTACGATTAGCCCACTTTTGTTCAATACGTTCAACTGTCCTCATAATCCATCCTGGACGAGGTTGTTGACTACTATGTCCATTGTCTAGTGGTTCAATATAAGGTGCATCGTTAACAATAACAGCATTACTTTCACCTGAACGCCAGGCTTTTTTATACCAACTTCGCATTGCATTACCTGTCTTATAGGGCGTTTGTGCTTTTAATGCTGTAACTGTTTCGTCTAATTGTTTATTGAACTGTGCTTCTGCGTCTCTACGGATTTCGGCCATAGTCTTTCTAGGATTTGTGCTTGCCATAATATGCTCCTAATAAAAAAGGGCACGGCCATTGAAGACCTATGCCCTGGGGTTTGTTAATGCACTGATTAACTGCGAGTTAGTGCGCCGTTACCTTGGAAAGTAACGCTAGCCTCTACTAAGCCATCATATGATGCTTTTGTAGAAACACCTGTAACTACTACTGAACCGGTTAGTGAATCACCGGTTTCGCCTACTGGGTAAACAGTAATGCTAACTGTGGAACCAACTGCTAGTGCAGTTTGACCAGCGTCTGCGGTGTCCCATAGAACATCCATAGAACCTGACCAGTCCTTTAGTGCTAGGCAGCGTGTCTTATACGCATCTCCCATCGCTGTAGTTTCTAATTGGTCTACTGACTCGTCAATTGTCCAAGAACGAACGTGACCTACGGCAGTTGTGCCTACTTTTACAACGCCATCTTTACCTAAGTTGCAACTCATAATATTTTCCTTAAATTGCTTATGCTCGCTTGAAGCAGTAGTCTACTTCTAGCACCAGAGTACTCTGACTGTAAGGAGCAGAGCCCTGAGGCTCTACCCTTATTTCACGGATAACCAAGTCACTGGCTAATCCACCTAACTTACGATCTGCATTTAATGCAGTTTCAATTGAATCAAACAAGTTATTACGCTTTGTATCAACAAAAGGACTTTGTGTCCATAGTGCTAATTCATAGGTAATCTTACTCATAATGTAGTCTGGACCACCACCTGCAATAAATTCTCTTACTTCGCTTGTAGCATTTTGAATAACGCAAGGGAAATTTGTCCTTGCTAGGTCTTCAATGTTCTGTGGATCTCGTGTTACAAGACCAAGTCCATCTACTGACTTAAGAATTTTCAACACTGCCTGTGATAGTTGCTCTCTCATTATCTATATAACCTTGTTGTTTCTGTTGCGATAACTTCTGATTGATCAGTGTTACCGTCATTGTTGAAATCGTAATCAACACCTGCTGCTAAAGTCTCTGCAATCTCAGTAGCATATAGTTCTTTGTAAAAATCTATTTGCTCACGGAATGCGTCGCCTTCAGGCCTCCAGTTACTTAGTTTAGGTAGGATATAGCGGCTCATAGCCAAATATACTGTAGCCTTAGTCCATTGTGCTGGAGTTAATTTGCTAGGATCAAAGGATAGTGCAAAAGGATTACGTAGGATTTTGTCCATTCCTTGTGTCTTGTTCCACCAATCTGCTTTTAACTGACGCACAACATCGCTTTCGGCTTGAGTTAATTCAGCATCCCAGTCACTGATGTTATGGTCTTCTATACCTGGAACTAGTTGGATTAAATCTGCTGTTGTTGCGAACATTTTATTTCCTTTAAAGGGCTAGCAGTATTCTACTAGCCCATTCACTCAATTATAGAGTAGCGTTTGCAGTAATTGCTACGCCGTATGCTGGAACTAAAACGCCAGCGCCCATTACCATATGAGCAACTAGGTCGTCACCACGAGCCTTAGCATTACGCTGTGCTTCGATAGTTAGGTCACGCTTTAGAGCAACACCTAGGGCGTCACGTGTAAAGATACCACCAACAGCATCACCGTTACCGTCAACTGCAACAGCAGCAGATTCAAATAACTGAACGCCAGCGATAGTGCCGATGTAACCTGCTGTTAGAGCAGCATTACCGGCATCGCTTAGAGCAGGAACGTTAGCAGAACCAGCGTTTGCTAGAGCACGCTTTAGAGCGAAAGTTTGGCTTGGGTGGAATACGCCATACATTGGGCTGTATACGCTTTGACCACGTAGAGTTGCAACTGCTTTGAAGATTAATTCAGCAGTTAGATCAGCACCAGCGGCACCTAGAGTGTTTGTGAAGTTAGCGAATTCAGCGATAACTTTCTGGTCCATCTTCTTAGCGATGCCTTCACCGAATAAACGGCCTAATGCACCAACTAAGTCACCAGTTGCACTGTTACGTGCTAGGTCAGTTACTAATGTGCCTACACCCATTTCAGCAACAGCGATTTCAACTGCGTCTGGAGTAACTAGAGTGTTACCGATTGCAACGCCTTCTGTTAGATCGGCAGCAGCGACTGTAGGATAGATTGGGAACTGAACAGTCTTACCAGCAACGCCGGAGATGTCCTGAACACGGACTAGAGGACGCATAATGCTGCGTTCTTGTGCTAAGAAAGTTGCTTCTGCAACAACGTTAGCGTAAAGTGCGCTTACTGCGCTTGATGTTACTTCGTTTGCCATTTTAAATGTTTCCTTTAAATTTAAATGATGCCTTGACTGCGTCGGAATTCGCGATACTTAGCCCTATCTTTAGGGGAACTCATATCCAACTTAGTAATGTCTAAGGCCTGCACAGCACTTTCAGGTGCTGTATTGCTTTTACTTCCGCTACCTGCAGGTGTAGCAGCACGGAAATAAGGGTTAGCAGCAATAAACTCTTGAACTAGATCTTCTACTTGATATGGAGTCGCTGTCTGTGTGTTATAGCGAACTTGACCCTTATCATCTAGAACTTCTACAGTACCATCTTCTGTTAAGCGTGTTTGCGCTTTTAGTAGTTTGGCAATGTGTTCAGGATTGACTGCCTTATTCTTTGCCGCTGCATTGATTAAAGCGCCATCAATTTTGATAGTCTCTATTTCACTGCGATACTTGCGGATTTCATTATCAGCCTGCTCGCGAGTTTGTTTCAATACTTTTTCAAACTCACTACGCTTGATTGCTTCGGCTTCCTCTTGCTGTTGTTTGATTGTTTTTAGAGACTTATACTCTTCAACATCTACGCCAGCGTACTTCTTTTCGGCCTGTGCTAATCGTGCTGCAATTATTTTGTTCACTTCATCTTGAGTAAACGTCTTTGCCTGGGCTTGGGAAACATCTGTTTGATTTGTATCAGCGCCAGTTGCTGCTACACCAGATTGATCTATGCTTGAATCCTGCATATTCGGAACCTCCTAGGGAGTAGTTTAAAGTTTTTACGTAAAACCTCGTTTATTAGTGCCGGGGAGCACTAGTTGTTTATTTAGCAATCATCGTCATCATCATAATCATCCCCATCGCCTAGTGCTAGTTTTAGTAGTAAAATGCCTAATGCAAACATTTGGTATTTGGCTCTGGGGAGGATTATCATATTATAAATCTAACTGTTGTTGCTCTTCTGTTATATCTGCGTTAAGCAAATCTAACTTTTCTTGATTCTCTAGCGCACTATAGTCTGCTATTGCTTGAGTAACTTCGGGTGTATCTAGGCCTAGGTCCTCTATTGCTAGCATAACTGCTTCTTCGTCGCCTAATACTAGTTCTGCAATACGCTTATAGACTTCTTTCTTAAAAGCATCGACCGGAACAATTTCCAATGCCTTCTTGTAAAGTTCTAGGTCGCTGTGCTGATCACGTAGGTCAAAACTGTCTGGATAGTCAATTTCAAACTCTTCTGGAGTATCCATACCCATCCAACTGAAGAACAATGCCCAAATCTTGTATTCAATTTGCTCTAACAAGTCTGCACGTTCGCTTAGGCTTGCATTTAGTAATTGGAATTCAGTTTGTAGTGCAACACCTGACATTGGACTACCTTTAGTTGCTTGAACTGCTGCTAGGTGAGTCATACGCTTGATAGACTCTACTTCTAGTTCAATTGCCTTAGCAATACTATCTACAGTAGCACCAGTAGGTTGTATTAGATATGGCTTTAAACCTGCATCTAGATTGCTGTCCATAGTAATAACTGCACCTGCACCTGCTTGTGCTTTTGTATCGGCAGTCTTAACTAATGCTGGGTGATTAGAGATGCGGATTGCCTGCTCCATCTCACTTAACTTGTTGTAAATGCTACGCTGAATGTCTGCAACGTCGTTAATATCACTTACGCCAACACCGTCAATTAGACTAGGAGTAGCAACTACGTTAATGATAGGAATAATGCCTAGTGGATTAGGTGTTATTTCATAGTTAATGATATCTGTATACTCATAAGTTTGACCTTGTGTCATACCTTGACCGTATACGATTAGATTGCTGGTTACTGAATTCTTAACATCCTTCTTAACCCATACTTTGTGAACTTCCATAGGAGTCCATATCTTGATGATGTCATATTCTGTGCAACGTTCTTCAACAATCTTAACCATTGTTAACACACGGCGACCTGTAATGTCAGTAGAGTATTTCCAATCTAATATTGCACTCGGGCTATACATTGCTGCGTAAGGACGTAGGCCTAATGCTTGTTCTTCTGCTGCGGTTTGTGCTTGGAAAGCAGGCTTATCAACTAATATCCACATCGTGCCATACACTGATACCCAGTCGTTTAGCATCTTCATAAAGTCGTCCATATCGCGACCTTCTAAGTCTACATCGTCCTTAAACTCTTCTACTTCTGGCATATATCCTGCTAGGCCTAGGTCACGGCTTGCACCATTACGGAATAGGAAACTGCGGTATACATCAATAACTGTTTTGCAGTGATTGTCTAGCGCAGTGCTTAGTAAACGGTTGTAATATTGATTACCTGGGCCTTCATCTTCGCCTAGGTATTTGCGTAAGTAGCCGCCGCTGCGATATTCATCACCGCCTACAAAACTACGATAGTGATAGTCGGCTTTTTGTGCAACTTCAATATAGTTTGGGTGTGTTTTTTGAATTTCTTCTATTGAAAACATTAGATTTTCCTTTAACAAATTGTATTTAGTAGAACGAAAAGCCGCTAGTTGCGTCATCGTTGTCGTACTTGACTACTGGCATTACATATTCGACAAAGTAACCGGCAGCATCTGTCATATGATCCCAGCCCTTTTCTTTGTCAGGAATGACAGTGCCTTCCTTGTAACTCATTTTGCGGAACGATTCTATCGTTCGCTTGCATTTTGGATCAACTTTAAGTCTAACGTTACCTGTGCTTGAGTAAAATGCACTGTTAACAGCGTTGATCCTATCCTTAACAGCGGGGTGGCTGTTGCGATACTTTACACTAAAGCCTGCATTCTGCAGAATCTTAATATCTGTTAAGCCGCCTGCACTAGTTTTTCTTTGTGCGCCTGCAGGATCAGGGAAAGCAATGATACGTTTGCCCGGATAACGTGCACGTACTTCGTCTGCTAACTCCTGCGTGTTACTATTGTATATCACAACTTCGTCTATGATGTGATATCCAAATCCTGTTCTAACTGCAACTACTGCTGACATTGGGCTGACGTTAAAGTCGCAGCCTACAAAGATTTGACTGCCAACTTCTTCCGTATACGGCGCAATATTATGATCACCGAAACTGTAATACACATTCTGCGCCAAGTCTTCAAAACTTGCTTCATATTCTGCTCTGTATGTTCTTAAGTCTAGGTCTCGTTTAGCATCTTCTAGTTCTTGCAAACTAACATTGCCACCTTCTGCTGTAGTGTAGGTAAACGCATTCCAATTGGGTAACTGTTTTGCGTTTTGGAATATGTCATAACTCCAGTTTGCTTTACCTTTCGGTGTGCCAATAAACAGTGCGTGACCTTGCTTGTCGGATA